CATTATAGGTCAATGAGGATGCTGCGAGTTTGTTGAACACACCCACAAGGGCATCTTCAATTCCATTGAGGTTTCCTTCATTATCGAATAAAGGAACGGTGATGATTATCTTAAAATTAGCAGTTGGAGCAATCGTGTTGTGTTGATTGTTGTTTGGCTCTAAATAGGGATCACTAGGGCTTACGATTACTGAGTTAGCAAGAACTGTGGCTGGTGGGAATGCAAATGTCTGCCACTTAGTATTATCGACTAAAGCAGTCGCAATCGTGGTTCTAAGAGTAGTGAGAGCAACTGGCATTATCCGACCATCGAATTAGGGCTAAGCGCGTGAGCAATAAGTCCTCGAACGCGAGCCAATAGAGTGTTGCCCATACGGTAAGGACTAGGAGTAAAGTCCGGCGATACACCGCCTGTAGAACTAACTTGGCGAGCCTGCCAGATGTCCACGCTAATCATAAGTGCAGCTTGTTGAACTGCATCATCATTAGTCCAGTCTGTGTAATTTGTTGCTGTTACTAAGCCATAAGGCTGAACAGGATGCTTAGGCTTTACTGCTGCATGGTTCGTAGCCATAGTGATTGAGTAATCACCAACTGCTGTTAAGACTTTAGAGCCATTAAATGATGATCCGCAACCTGTAATAGTTACTGTTTGACCTACATAAAATACATCTATTAACTTGTTGCTAAAGTATAAAGTGCCTTCTCCAACAATGGAGCTGTGTGACACTACAACCTCTGAGTTAGTCCAGAGCATAGGTAGCAGGACATCATCTGCTGCATCACAGACTTCTTGCAAAGTGGCATCTGTGTAAAGCGTACCAACTCCAAGAGCGCTACGAAGCTCTGCAACTGTTGTTAATGCCATCTGCAATCCTTTCTAAAGACTGGGAGTGGAGCAAGGGCTGCGCCCCACTCCCAGCGACTTAGGGTGTTACTTATGCCTTGTTGTTCTTGAACGCACCAGCAGCAACCTTAGTTGCGATTGCACCGAAGCCGTAGTAACCGATTGTTACTTGACCTGCTGCTGTTGATTCTGCACGAAGGCGGTATGTTGGTGACTCATACCATGTGTAAGCATCTGGGTTAACGATGAGAATTGTTCCATCGCCATCGCCACCGTTTGTAGGATCAACATATAGATTGAGTCCTGCAACGTTGCCTGTAAGTGATGTAGGCGCTACTGCTCCGCCTGCGTTCATTGGCTGTGATGCTGTGTAGATTGGACGACCTGAATCGTTAAGAGACATGATGTTTGACCATTGTCCTGTTGATACGATCATGTTGCGAGCGAATGGATTTGCTAATCCTGCTGTAGCTCCGTAAACAGAAGCTGAACCACGAGCAACAATTCCAAGAAGCTCTGAAGCTGTTGGATATGTAACTGTTGTTGTTGCATCTGCTGTAGCACCTGAAATAAGTGCTGCGTTTACTGCTGCGTTTGTTGCCTTTGCGTAAGCTGCTGCCATGTTGCGGACGAGTTCATCAAAGAATGCTGGAGATGTACGATCTAGCAATTCAACAGAGAATGTCTGTTGTCCTGCGTACTTCTGTACAGTCACAGATAGGAATGATGAGTTTTGATCTGTGTCGCTGAATGCGTCACCTTCTGGCTCGATTGCAACTGTTGGCATTTGTGTAATCTTTGGGATTTCAAATGTCATACCTGCATCAGGAAGCACTCCACGAGAGATTGCATCGATTGATGGGCGGATTGTTGTGCCAAGTGGGTTGATGATTTCTGACAACTGGCGTGTTGGTACAAGACCTGCGTTGTCTGAAGTATCTGCTGCTGCGCGTAGGTATTGACGAGCATCCTCGTCACCTAGTGCTGCGCGGATTGTGTTTTCTGCATACTTAGCAGCTGTGATTTCAATGCGTGGCTTTGTGTAAGCCATTGCTGTAACAGTAGGACGAGCAGCCTCGACAGCCGCAGCTTCTACTGATGGTGTTGCTTCGACTGCTGTGGTTTCTTCCACTACTGTCTCGCTTTCTTTTGGTTGGGTTTCGGATGCAGCCTCTTCTGCCTTTTCGGCTTCTTCTGCTGCAATATCAGTAACCTGAGCAGACTTGAATGCTGGCTCTGTTACTAAACTTACTTCGACTAAACGAGCAGCGGACACATAAGTCACGCCATCTTTAATCTTTGACTTTAATACTTCTGCACCAATGCTAAGTCCGGACTGTAACCCTTCTTCTGCCAGGATAAGTGCTTCTGTGCCGCGTTGTGAACGGCTAATAGAAAATACTGCGTTGATTGCATCGTCTGACTCTGAGAAGCTAACAGCGCGACCCAAAGGCTTCTTAACATCGTGTTGGCTAAGAAGTTTGATTGACTTAGCATCAGGAATCTCGATTGATCCTGATTCAAAGATTACTTTGCCATAATTGGTTGAACCTGCTTCAACATTCAATGGCACAATTTTGCCAGAGATAGTGCGGCTAGCGGAATCCGCTGTTAGTTCAGCCGTAAGGGTTACGATTTGTGTCATACCATACCGTTGCTTCCATTAGGTGTTAGGTCTGTCATTTCCATCGCTTGTTCTGTTGTAACAAGTCCGAGCGATAGTAATTTTTCAATTACTGCAAGTTCAGCAAGTGGGTCTGTGCGTAGGAATGTCTTATCAATGTCGAACTTCACGACATGACCACGAGGAGTAATATCATCCATCGATAAACGATCTTCAATAGCTGTAATAAATGGCTGTAGAGATAGGGCTAAGAATTGCTTGCGCTCATCTTGAACATTTGAGTAGGTCATACTGTTGTTCATTTCCGCGCTGACATAATAAGCAGGTACATTGCAAAGGCGAGCAATCTCTGTAGCAAGATTCTGAATCGCCTCGTTGTACATCATTTCTTTTGGTGAGAATGAAACTGGTGTGTATTCAAGTGTTGAAGTTAAATATGCTGTTGAACGATTATTGCGAGCGTTTTTCCATGCGTTGAGCAATCCTTGAACTTCTTTAGGATCGAGGTCTGCGCCATTGTTCTTAATGTAGCCAGTAGCCATTGGAGTGCCTGCTGCGACAGCTGCTGCCTTTTGCACATCGATAGCAGCGCGGATAGTTTGGACTCCGCTATTTAGAATGCCATCGCCTAATGATTGGAATGTGACCAAGCTTCCTAATCCGTCCATTGGCAATGTAATGCCATCTACTGCATAAGAGCGAACGAATGTATTTGTAGAATCAAGTGTTGCTGTTACGCGAGAGTTAGCAATCCATTCAAAGCGTGATGGTCTGCCATCTTCGTTGTAAACTTCGACAACCTTCCAGAAGGCTTGTCCGTAAAATAATAATGAATCGACAGTCCAAGCGATTGTTACTGATCGTGGCTGTGAATATGAAGGTTGTTCCATCCATACAGGTGGAGCGATTTCTTCATTTGTTGATTTGCGATAAAGCTCTAAAGGTATTGCGCCGATTGTGCCTGCGAGAAGATTGCGGCATCGTTGTAATGCAGGAACTGAAATCGCTTCTGTTCGTGATACATACGCATATTGAAACGGCATTGCATAAGGCGAGTATTCGCCTAAAACTTGGGGTGCTGACTGTGCTTCGAGTAAAGGTTTAGGTTGTAGTCCGAATGTTTGCAGTAAGCGACCCATGTTTACATATTAGCACACTTTGTCTAATACTTGACAATTTCGGGGTGTTGTGTCTAGGCAATAATTTGAGGCTTGGGAGCAGGAAGCATCAGCTTTGATACAACCATTGCCAAGCCGATAGGTGCTGAGATGTCACCGGCTGACTTTCTCTTGATAATTCGCCAAGCAGAATCATTGACCTTAGCTGCACAGTTATTCATCTGCTGGATCAATTCTGCCTGTCCATTGTGAACAACCCGATGATTAACTAAGCCTTCTAATAAGTCACCACAGGCTTTATAGAATTGCTGACCAGAGACATCCTCACACATAACGCCAGATTGCGTTAAACGGTCTGCAATCGTCTGTGTAGCGTATTTATCAAAACAGACTAATCGCGGTTTATAAATGTCGCACCAGGCTTTGATGCTGGCTGCCATTTTTAATTCATCGATTGCCATTTGTGAGCTGTAGGTTTCTAGGATTCCTATGCCGATTCGACCGTCTGGCAATAATTGACCTGCGACCAGCGATCCGTTGCGCCTTGACGGGCTGACATCGAAAGCG